CGCCATCAGTATAAAAGCAACCAACGCCACCATCTGATATGTAAGTCTTGTAATCAGGCTGAAAGGAACTAATCCAATCTATAAAATCTGAATTAGTCATTCCTAATAACTCACTTGCTGTTTCTATATGATCCATTCTCTTTTCCCCTAAGCTCGGCAAGCCTCGCCAAGTGTTTCATTAAATAAGTTTTTATGTATGTTGTTTCTTAATGTGTACTCAAATATACATTTCCTATAGATGTTATAACCCTTTTACGGCTGGAACCGTAAATTCAAGAACTAAGGGCAAAAGCGACTTAGCGGTTAAAACAATGTCTGTATCGTATCGCCAAACTATCCTTTGATAACAACCGAGTTATCGCAGGGGCTACGTGCGGAGGGTCAACCGCGTCTATGGCATTCTATTAGGGAATTCGCCACCCGAAGGGCCATGTCAATTCATGGCTGCTCTAGCCCAAACATTGTTTGCAATATAAGAAAGGAGTTGGTGTAGACGCTATAGGAGTCTATAGCTATACTTGCCTTTCTTGGTGTTCGCACTATCAAGTATAAGCCCTCCCAAGGCTTAAAGTAAAGCCCCCTCGTAAAACAGGGGGTTTTTTACTATTTGTCGCAAAGTTTACAGAACTGATCAACGGTTAAGTCAAATATCTCACACAAGCCCTGTACCGTGTGTAGCTTCATATTCTCTTGTTTACGCCACTGAAACACTCGCTGACGGCTTACCCCCATTAGCTCTGCAACCTTACTGCTGTTGATGCTGTTAAGCTCCTGAGCCACTCTTAAACACTTTCCTGCATTTGTCATATCTACTACCTATGTTATCCTAGTTAGGCAAGGTTCCCCTGCCTTGTTTTCTCCTATGGTTTGCCCCCGAAAGCATTTGTGCCGTAGGGGGCTTTTTTACCCTAGAACGGTATATCTTCATCCATTTCTTCAATTGACATATCAGCTACCTGAGCTTTAGCCTGCGGTGCAACGCCATCAGTGTAAAACACCTTCACATTGCCAAGAATAGGCGTTTGGGCTTTTGCCTCGCGCTCTTCCTTTGTTAAGCTCTGACTGATAAAGCCATTATTTTCATACTGATCTTGCTGGTCGGTGTCTACAAAGGTAGTCAGGTCAAGGTAAGTACCTTTTGCGCCCTTATATAGTCGAGACTTGTCAATCTTGGTTACATCAATTCTTACAGATATTCCTACTTTCATTTTAACTTCTCCACTTGGTTTGATATTTCCGCCACAGCCTTTTCGACCTCGACGGATAATTTTGCGATATATTCTTCATCGCGTTCCACTCTCACTAAAACGTGAGGCATTTCTGGATGGTAGGCAAAAAAGTCCCACCAATCACGTTTGGTAATCCACATACAACCCTGCATCTGCTGCCAGTATTTCTTTACGCCTGCCTGATCATCTCTTAAATAACTAACCATTGTCTGAGGTGCTGGGCATTTTATCTCTAAACCGCCTTGATCCAAGATTAGGCCGTCAGGACTACAGCCAAACTCAAAGCTAGTATCTAAAATAAAACCAGTCTCAATAACTTCATTACCAGAGATAAACTCGTATGCTTCCCTAGCTTCTGGCTCTAACTCAGTGCCTCTTGCCATGTGATCATTGACGTAAAACGGCTCAGATTGGCCTGTAATGCGCTCGGCTATTAGCTGGTTAATATACCCATCAGCAGAGCTAGAAGGCTTGCCAGTCTGTGTAATCAACTTGGCAAACATGCTTGCAGAAGGCTTGCCCAATCGAGCAGCAAGCCATTCTTCCGTTCCCTGTTCGTGATCTAAGATGATCATTTCTTAGCTTCAAGCGCGGCAACTGCGCGATCATAGTGAATAGCTAAGACCTTATCCACAGAACTGACCTTTAACCACTTGCAGAACTTGGCAACATCCGTGCCAGTCTCTTCAAGTAATTTCTTGATATGAGCAGCTTGATCACCGGCTAAAGGCTTCTTGTTGTCACCTCTAAGCATTGCAGACTCTGCGTCATCGTCAGCAGTTGGGATGCCAGCGATAGACTGTAAAGCGTACCGTCTTGCGTACGTTATGGCAGAGCCAGCGGCCTGCGGGTCTTGCTTAACAGTTGGCAGGGTGTATTCCATCTGAAGGAACTGGCCCGAAGTGTGCATTAGCATAGTTACTACGCCGATACGATCGCCAAAGTTAGTAGGGAATTGCGTATAGCTTAAGCCGTTATCAGCGAAGGGTTGCTTAATTGCCTTGATTACTGACGTTAGGTCAGCATAGCTTGATTTAAAAAACGGGTTAGATGAGTCTTTAACAGCCCCGCCCATCTCGCCTTGAGCCTTGCATAGAGCTGCTGCCAGCTCGTTAATTGATTCTGATGCTTTCATTCTTCTGCCCCTTGGTTTTGTTCGTTTTGGTATTGGTCGTTATAACCGTCATAGTAGGCTTCGCTTTGCCCTTCTAAAGCTTCATTGCCAATAGCGCAATCAAATTTGCCTAGCGCGTAATGATATAAATATTTAATTCCCATATTGCCTCCTACAGCAAATGCCCCCGAAGGGGCGGTTGGTTTATGCAGACAAAAAGGATTCGTTTCTCAATATGTTTTCGTTTTCTTCTTTTTCTTTTGCCTGCGCTTCGAAAGTATTTAAAAGAATGTTCAGTTCGATAATTGCAAACTCGCAACCTTTGATGCGGTCGCTGTCGCCATTCTTTATGTTGCTTTGCAAGGCTTCTTTTAGATCAGCGATTTGTGCGTTAATAGTTGCTTTAATAGTGCAGTTTGTAAGGTTAATAATAGTCATGGTGTAAATCCCGTTTCGTTGAATGAGGTGATACTATGCCTGTTTCTCTTTACAATGTAAAGCCTTCTGATACATTTAATTTACGATAGGCGAAAAAAAACCCCTCGAAAGGGGCTTCAGTCTTGTCGGGTAATTTAGTAAGACCAGATAGCTGGGGGGAAACCTTCTTCTTCTGTACAGGCATCTATGTGGATAAACCTGCCGCCACCTTTCTGCTGAACGCCAATTCTTTCTATACCGTGTTTCTGGGCCACTCTAATGACTTCTAAGGCGTTTACGCCTGAACACAACACATCAACCGCCTTTCCGGTTGTATGCGCTCCTAGACGCTTTTTACGCGCTTCTATGGGGTGTAACGGACATCGGTAAGCAGATGACAGCGGAAAGCTAAAGCCGCACTCTTCACGGATAGCATTTAGGGTAGCCAGAAAGCCGAGATCAAACTCGATAGTATTACACCCGCATTTGCAGGTCAGCTCTTTAGCTTTGAAATAGGTTTTTTCTTTAGGTTTCTTAGCCATTACTTTTTGTCCTTTAGTCGCTCAACTGTTCTAAGCCCGCCAAGACCAAGCATGCCCATTAGAACGGGTAGCATAGTAGATGTGTCGGCTTGCGGTATGTCTACGCCAAAGCCAGCCAGTATCGGGGAGATTAGGAAGTTGACCCCGAAGCCTGCAACGCAGACCCAGCCGGTAGCAGGTCGCCATCCTGACTGAAACCAGTTGCCTTTAGCGTCTTCGGTGTTGAGTTTAATCTGAGCAAGTGCGATTTCCTGCGCGTGATTCTCTGACATTGTTGCCAGTTCGTGCGCAATCTTCTGTTTCGTATCAGCATCGGGTATGAACTTATCCAGCAGCTTAGTGGCTGGCCCTATTAGACTACTTAGCATCTCGACCAGTTATCTCCTTAACTGTGTCTGATTCCCATATTCTAATGGCAAACCATAGAATCGCAAACAAGCTAGAAACTGGGGGTAGCCATGCAGCTAAAGCTAGCACTGCGGTTGAACCAGCAGCTACGTCAATTACTTCTTTACCAGATTCAACCATTTCAATATTCCAAGTTAGTTTGGATAATTATACATCAATTTTCTTTAATCAAAACAGCTTCAATAAACATACTGATTTCATTAGTCGAGTGTGGTTGTATTGATACATAATCTTTAGCCTTTAACTGCTAATTGATGCCTAGTGACTTGCGTGAACCTTATTTTAAAGGGTTAGAAATGTAGTCCATACCATTCCAGAGGTCTTCAATTTCACGTTCAATGTTCTTTATGCTTTTAGAGAATCCGTTAACGCCTTCTGCAATTAACTTCGACTCAGTAACTTGAGCCTTCATTGTTTCTATTTCTTTCTCTAGGTCAGTTACCTTAATAGTAATGCCTAGCAGCTTCTCTTGCTGTCCTGCTATGGTCTGGAGTGATACACCCAGAGTAGCTAGCTTGCCTTGAAGCTGAGACACATCGTTAGCACTTAACTCTTGCTCGACCAGCAGTATCTTCTCTTCTAGTGGTGCGATGTCAGGAATCTGCTGAGACTCGACTGACTCCAATCTTGAATACAAAGAGCTTGCTGTCCATACACCACCACCAAGAGTAGTTGCAAGGCTTAACAAGATAGCAATATAAACGCCTTTAAACGATGTGCCGCCTATCGTTAATTCAGTCTCAGCTAGGCTCACGATTCACATTCCTC